CAGCAGCAAGTGCTTGTGATGCTGAATCAGTTACTGTTGCAGATGCTGACACCTTTACTTGACCTGCTGCTGGTAAATCAGTTCCACCAGTTGCGCTGATAGTAACTGCTCCTGCAGATAATGGCATGTAAACTTTGTAAGTTTTTACACCATTTGCGTCAGTTGTAATAGATGTTGCAGTAATGGTATCGCTTGATCCACCAAAGGAATAACTTGTGGTAATTCCTGTAGAAGCAAGTAGGCTAGCATGTGTCTTTCCAGACAATACTGCACCTGTTGCATCAACTGGTGAAAGAGTAATTGTGGCTTGCTCTCCTGCTACATAGTTTGCTTTATCAAAAGCCAACTTAATAGAAGCAACAGCAGCCTCTACACGCACAGTAACTGTGTCTGCAGAGATTGTTCCACTCTTTACTAATACACCTGCTGAACCAGTTTTAACACCAGCCAAAGAAAACAACGCTTCACCATTAGAAATAGAAGCAGTTGTTGCTGAGTTGCTGATTACTGTAAGATCATTTGAAGTAACTGTTAGTGTTCCTGCTCCTACAACTACGCCAGCAGCATCATATGCTACGGCAGAAATTGCGTCTGCGTTAGAACCTACAGCAATTGCTGGCTTCTTTACAGTTGTAACAACTTTGGCAATGTCACCATAAAATGTTACTTTCTCTGTTGCTAACAATGCTCCAGATTGTGAAGTAAGAGTAATTGTTCCTACGCCAGATGTTCCATCAGAGAATACTCCAATGTAGTTTCCTGCAGGTACAACTAATGATCTACCAAGACCGTTAATTGTTGTATGGTTTGTACCATACCCCAACATACCCGCTCCTGAAATTGTTGCTGTAACAGATTCTGAAGCAGAAGCATTAACAGCATTCTTTTGAGTTAAAACAATAACTGCTGCTGCATCAGATGAGACTGTCTTTGAAGCATATACAGTAGCATCTGTTGTTGCTGAAATTGTTTCTCCAGTATTAATAAAAGATGTTGTATAAGCAGTTGATGCCTTAAGGTCTGGAGCGGTAACAGTAACTGTCCATGTAATGGCAGCAGATGTAACTGAACCAGATGCGCTAGTCAATGTAGGGATAAATCTAACTACATATGATCCAGCGACGGTAGGCACATAAAATGATGATGTCAACTTTGCAGTAACATAACCAGAAGTATTAGTTGCTGGAGATACTGCTGCTGTTTTTGTGTCTGCTGATAGTGCCACTGTTGCGCTAGATGTTTCTGTAACGGCAAACTGTGGAACGCTAGCAGTAGATGGGGCAGATAGTACTGCAGATATTACCGAAACGGTATCTCCAATACTTGTTCCCAAAAATGATACTGATACTACTGCTGTTGCAGTCTCACCAGGATTAATTGTATCTGCTACGGCATCAATGGTGACAACGTCAGCATATACTGTAGCCTGTGTCGGAAGTGCCGACATCACGCCAAGTGTCAAGGCTGCAGCCAAGACTGTGGCAAGTTTCTTAAATGAATTCATTCTTCTCCTTATTAGTTTATATAATGTTTAATCTATCAAGAAAATCTCTAACATCTTTAGGCATTTCCTTGTTGTCTAATTCTACCATATCTCTCTGTTTCTCTGCAAGTCGTGCAGAGGTAGACCAAGTATGAATCTCAATCTCATGGTTAGAATCTTTAGGCGTATGTGATATCGCTCCAAATACTGCGCCACATACAGCATCTGCTAGGTCTTTAGATTTTTTACGTGGATGATCAACTCTAGTATTTTTCATAATTTTGAGTTCTGACATTTCTTCCAGCAATAAAGGAATTCTTGGTATTGCAACTCTCTCTTCATATATCATCATGGCTAAGTCTTCGTAATGTTTTTTAGCAACAGAAACGGTGTCAGTCTTTATGCCTACTGCTTTTAATTCTTGTTGGATATCAAATGACTGCCAACGGTCAAATGAAACAACCCCAATATTAAATCCTTGTCTGCGTAAATTAATAATCCATTGTTTTACTTCTGATAAGTTAACTGGACCCTCTGACTTTGGTTCCCACCAAGCAACTGCATCAACAACAACCATTGGCGCAACTTGTTCATAATCTTTAATAACTTGAATGTTTACCCACTTGTCTACATGAGCAATTGCTACAGCACACTTGTCGTGTTTTTGTGCAAGGTCAGCGTGAATGTAATATATTTTTTCTGGATCAGGTTTAAATGATTCATCAAACCTTCTAAAGTTATCAACTGGATTTCTTAATGTCATACATTTTTCTAACTTGTCTTTTTGTTTAAAGAATGCATCTGATGCAAATGTTGGCGTACATGCAAAGCGCATCATGGCATCACCAAGGTCTGTGTAGAATGCTAGTTTAAAATCATCTATCTTTCTTGTTGGGTTTACTTCCCACGTTGTTTTTTTAAGTGCTAAAACTTTTGGAACCTTATAAGAAAGAATTGTATCTTCTTCCCATGCAATTTCAAATTGATTATTTGGATCATCGTGTGGCAGGTCTTCATTCATAATAAAAAGATGTTTCTTTTCAATAGTTTCTTTCTCTGCAATAACATCTTCATACCTTTTAGAAATAAAGTCACCTTGGTAACGAGGAAATGAAAGTAGTACTACTTTTCCTAAATCTGGAAAACGAGAATCTACAGACCCACGAAATGCTTTATAAATATTTTCTGCAGTCTTACCTTGCTCATTACCAGTTCCAACTTCAGATGCAAAACCAGAAATTTCATCAAGAACTGCGAGTAATAAGTTTAACCCTTCATGCGATTCCCTTTCTGAGTGTCCAGAGTAAACGGTAATTGATTTATCAAACTCAATGCTGTCAGCCTTTGCATTATACTTTCCTGCAAACCACGGTGATTTTTCTATCTTAGTTTTAAAACCTTTAAAGAATACGTTCTTTGCTTGTTGTGCGTTGATGGCTACGTTTATGATATCAATTGCATCCCCGCTTGGTTTTCCATAATACCTAGCAGGATCTTTAAGGCATAGCAGTTTATACACTATGTATGCACAGGCTACCGTTGATACAAAGTCTTTTCCAGATCCCTTGCCAAGTTGCAAAATAATTTCATTTTTAGTATATTTATCAAAATATTGAGCACCAGCAACTGATCCAAATATTTCTTGTAGTTCTTCTTTACGATAAATTTGGCTCATCGCTTCTACAATTTCATACTGAATTAAGGATAGTTGTGGCTGTCCAAGATAATCAGCAGACTCAACAAATGTTTTTGCGTCTACTGGAATTTCGTCAAATTGATTTTCTTTTAAAACTTCTAAGAAGTCATTAAACATCTTGGACAATGGTAATTACCTCTCCCTCTTTAGCAATTTGAGAAAGACGCTTCATAATTAAATCACGAACCTCTGGATGAGTTGAAGCAATGTCTCTTAAGATTTCAACAAGAACCTCTTGTCGCCTTTCAATTTCAACCATTTCTTCTGCAAGTTCTTTGTTTTCTAAAAGCCCTGCTTTTTGTAACATTTCAATTCTAGATTTTTCAATATCCATAACTAACTTAATTGCCTGAGTTTTTGCACTAAGATTATTAGTTAAACTTGATTCATCAATAACTTCATAAGCCTTCGTGATTAGTTTACTATAATGAGTATCAGCACCCGCAAGGGCTTCTTTAGCCCGTGCACGAATTGCATCATTTGCAGATGCCATAACCTTCCACTCATTAATTAATGAAACAACACGAGTACGTGGAATATCCAATTCTTTAGAAATTTTTGTTGGATCTTGCCCTTTAAGGTATTCTGTAACTACCTTATTAACTTCATCAAGATGCTCAATTAGTTCTGATTCAGTTGACATTTTTTTCCTTTGCTATTTTTAATAAAACTAAGTATCCTATTAAATCATCAATGTCATTATCTCCAGGGTAGTCTGTACCTTTCATTAAACGACTTAACTTGTCATCAATTCTAACTTTAAGTTGTTCTGCTGGGTCTGACTTACTAAAAATTCTTACAGGATCAAGAGCAGAATCTCCATACGCTATATTTTTTTCTATAAGCATCTGTGCTATAGAGTGACATGTTTTCCAAATTAAATTGCCCGAAGGTGCTCCAATGGAACGAAGATAAAGATCGTTACAATTAAAATATTTAACATCTTCATAAACTGGTTTTAGTTTCATCTTTTTGACTTCCTTAATCCAAATTTTGCAAGGTATACATATATAGTTTCAACGCTAGCATCGCACTCTTTAGCAATATCTTGTGGAGATTTTTTATCCATAAGAAATCTTTTACGTAGCCAAGCCTCGCTTGTATATAGTTTAGCAGCCATGGGGGTTATTTGTCAACTTCGTTTAAATTAATATCATAGTTAAATCTATCAGAGTTTTCCATTATCCATTTGTCTTGATTTTCTACATCATATTTTCTTTCATTAATTATTCTATCAATGACGTATTCTTTTTTGAGCGTAAAGGATGGTTCATAGACTCTAACTCTGTTGTTTGGTTGTATAGCAAAGTTACCGTCATCTCGCTGTATAACGTGCCCACATTTATGATCTGCTGGGCTTTCTGAGTAGCCATCATCTAGCACATTTGTATCGGGGTTGTGCCAGTCAAGGGTAAATAAGTATGTTCCCTTAATAAAAGTTTTAGTTCTATCAATATAAGACATTCTAAGATTGGTCAAGTTTTCAAATTTAGTTACAGAAACATGATGACTAAATGAATTCCACAATACTAAATTATGCAAATCAATTTCTGGAACGCCTGGCTCTGTACAGAATGCAGATATTGGAAGTCTCCACCATAAGCCCCCATCTTCCATCATAATATGAAATAACGGACTTCTTGACTTGATGCTTGAAACACCAAATATAACGCATTCAAAATATTTATCGTGACTATCTTGATGGTTTCTTAAATAATTACCTCTAACATAGCAATGTATTGGCGGTATGTTTGCATTTAACTCTGGCATTATTTATCTTCTCCTACTGCTTTATTCCAGTTATTAATAGCCCAATGGCCGATACCACAAGCATCAGCAACGTCATTGTCGTTAATAATTTTATCATAATTGATTTCAATTAATTTTATGGTCCTTTCTTTTCTTATTTGCCGTTCGTATGTTTTATACCAAGAAACTGATTTCCCAGGGTTTGTTGATCTAATAACCAACTGCTCTTCTTTTGTTAGTCTTTTATTTCCTAAATAATTTTGCCAGGTTATTGGTGATACAGTTCCTATAACTTTTGTTCCAGTTAATCCAGCAGCACCTAGTAGTGCACCCTGAACTAATGCTAGATCTGCAGCAGTTTTAGGGCTGTTCATAAATACAGTATGTTCAATTATAATTGCTTCAAATCCACCAAAATGTTCAAAGAATGCCCTTGTCTTAGAACAGGCGTCCATTACTTTTTCATAATTTGTTTTTCCATTAAAATTAATTTTACCAATACTACCTAGATTGTTATCATTAAAAATAGCAAAAGCAAGACTATTAGTGCTTGCATCAATCGCACAAATTGTTTTTGGGTCATTTTTGTTCATAGTCAAAAAATCCTTTTAGTTGTTTTAGCATCTTGTCTACTTCTTTTTTATTTATATTGCAATTAGAACAAAACCCAGAGTCATTGTATATTGAAAGTTGTTCTTTACAACCGCCAATACAAAGTCTTTTCTTGCCTATTCTTCTTTGTCTACGAGTTATTTGATACCTTTCGGCTATCTTTATTTTGGTGGCTTCTTCTCTACAAATATCTCCACAATAAATTTGATAACTTACCTTTGGTGTAAACTGGGTCTCGCACCTGTCACATAATTTCACATTTATTCATCTTTCTCGTCCTTTAATAATTTCATAGGTTTAATCTTAATTGTTCCGTCTCCTGCTTCAGCACATGCTTTTTGAATAGGACACGACTTGCAAATTCTTGAATTTGAACGATAAGGAATTTCTGGCAATTGTTTATCTTGCCAACTTTTGTAAACTACTCTCATCCATTCAAATGTCTCATCTACCCAAGTACGATATTGATCATTTACTATAACTGGTAAGGTGAGTAGTTCATGATTGTTTTTATTTTCATAAATCATTACACCCTTGCCAATTTTCCAAACCTTCATATACATTAGTAATTGCATTAAGTGACCCATTTTAGGTTTTCTACTTAATTTTTTATGCTCAAAGTCGTCGCTTCTTACTGTTTTAATTTCACCAATAAGTCTTTCACCTTTGTAGTCAAGCATGACATCTCCATACCCATCAAAAGGTGGATCATCAATCTTAACTCTAAACTCCATTGCTGGATGAGTTTGCTGGTTATATTTTCTTGGTATTGGATCAAACTCTAAATCTTCTGCAAGTAAGCCAGAGGCTTCTATTGCTTCCTGAATTCTTCCGTGCCCAAGGCTTCCTTGTGTTCTATTTGCTACACCAATTGCATCTGAGTTATCGTAGAATATTTGACCATCAAAGGCTAATGACCAATACCTTGGACACTCCCCTGAGCCATATGTTAGATTAGATGCAGAGAAGTTAGTCTTCTTAGTAAACTTTGGTTTTGTTTTGGTAAGGTAGCCAGCGTTTATAGCAGTGTCCAAGCCTTCAACAAGACTTTCATCTTCTTCGCTATTTCTGCTCTTCTTTTTAATATCTTTAATCATAATCTGTTTTAGTAAGTTTTTAGCCATGTTTCATCCTTTGTTTATATTAATTATAGCAGGTTAGCGCATTATGTATTTAAGCGCTGAGACCAAATCGTTTATTGCTTGTGCTGCTGTAAAGTATATATTTTTCTTTGCCCTGTCAGATTTGTCAACATTAGCCATCCAAGTGGCTTTAAAAGACATCTTTGCTGCAATAGCCTGTAGCCTTACGATTTCAAGACTAGCAGCCTGTAGGGGAATATCTGGCTTTATAATAATCTTTGCAATCATAGTTAATGCAACGGTTAACTCTTCATCTTGCATATAATCTGCAATCTCCGTTAAACCATTTACCATGTCAAGTGTTGTTTTCTGTGTTCCTGTTTCAGACATTATATTCCTCCTCTGTTAATTGCTCTAGCATGTTCATTTCAATTATAGCAAGTCGTACCTTTGTATTGCCTTCTCCAAGAATTACAACAATGGCTGGAGACTTATCTCTGCCTGCCTGAATAGAGTCAGTAACAGCCTTTGCCCATACATCTTTGTTTAATGTAAAAGATTTGTTGGCTTCTTTAAAGTCAACAACAAATCCCCTCCAAGTAGCATCGCCCTTCTGTGTATTTCTACCAGAATTCTTATGCTGCTTAGCACCTATTCTTTTACTTTCGTTCTTTTCGCTCATAATCCTTCTTTGTTGGAGGCAATAGATTAACCTTTGAGATATGTTTTTGTGTACACATCCATGTTACATTTCCAGTTTCTGGCCAATACCTTAAAGATGTTACAACTTCTTGGCAAGTCTTGCATGGCCATTTTCCAGGATATACAGTAAAATTTTGCTCAGGCATTAATTATTTTTTTCTTAAGTTGTTCCTGTAAATCTAGGTCTTCTTTAACACGAGCAATAAAACCATCACGACCCTGCACCTTTGTACCGTCATCTAACTGATACCATGCACCAGTTCTATTAACCAATCCCATTGACTCTGCAGTATCAACTAAATCTCCTATTGCATCAATACCAATATTGTCACCTCTAAAATAAAAATCATACTCACCAGATTGGAACCCTGGAGAGGTTTTAGAGAATTGGAGTTCCCAACGAATTTTTCTACCAATTTTTTCTTCAATTAATTTATCTCCAACCTTAATCTTTCCTTTAATTGCTTGATTTTCTGACTCAGAAGAAAACAATTTAATTACGCAAGATGAATAGAATTTAGTTGCCTGACCCCCAGAAGGTTGTTGGCTTGTGTACATTGCATTAATATTATTTCTTGATTGTGAAATAAGAACAAGCAGTGTAGGCTTTACCTTGTTGTTAGCATAGTTAAGCATTTTCCAAGCATTGCTAAAGTCTCTAGACTCTGCACCAATCTGTTTTGTATTTTCAAGCGCCTTCATTTCGTCTGAATCTTTTTCAAAATATATTGCAGGAAGCATTGATGTAATTGAGTCAATAACAATAAGATCAACTCCAGCATTTATAAGTCCAACGCCAACATCTACCATGTCGCTAATAGTACGTGCTTGAGAGTAAATTAGTTTTGTTGGATCTACCCCCATCAGTTTAGCCCAGTCTTCCGAATAGGACATTTCAGAATCAATCCATGCACAAACCTTGCCTTCTGCTTGCGCCAAAGCAATCATCTGTAAACACATAGATGACTTAGCCGATGATTTGCTTCCCCATACAAGTACTTGTCTGCCGTATGGCAATCCCCCGCCTAGTGCACGGTTTAAACCAAAACTTGGAGTGGGCTGATACTCAAAGTTAATTCCTTCTCCTGTGCCAAGACGCTTTCTAATTCTTGGGTCTAACTGTGCTAGTACATCTTGTATATTAACTGACATTTACATCCTCCATAATTACCGTGCCATCTTTGGTTTTACCAAAACTAAATTTATACGACTTACCTTCTTCAATGTGCATGTATGCTTTTGGAAATGCAGTAGGAAATACTGTTACTGAGTGCAAATCTCTTGAAGTATCTGCCAAGGTTAAAGAAGCCATTTTCTTTCCAGCCTTCGTTATTCTTGATTTAAATGAAACAACGAACATTTCATCCTCTGTATAAGGCAATTGCTTATAACCCAAAAACTTAACAAGTGCATTTGTTGATCCTTTTATTTCATCAACAGGAATTGCAGAAACAATTCTATTGTCATTAGCAAGAATTAAGTAAGTGCGACCAGTCTCAATAGTCGTTGACTCTTCATCAAATATCCCGACACTTCCAGTTTTATCTAGAATTTCAACTCGTGACCAACCCTTTCCTCTCTTAATTGCTTTAACCATACCCATTAAAATAAAAGATCCCTTTTCTTCAAAATCTTCAATTGATTGAATAAATGCATAATAGTGAGATGGAATAGAAATATTAAACTCTGGAAGATTTAAGTACTCATAAAGATTTTCTTTAATGTCTTCATCATTACGTGGATTATCAGAGAATGTTGCAGCACCAGTCAGCCTTAGCGCATTTAACGCTCTGCTGTTTACTCCATTGCCTTTTGTAAATGTAAACTCTTCAAGTTGTTTATAACTATTAAATGGTCTTGCATCAATATATTTTTGTGCAATGTTGTTTGAAATAAATTTAATGCCCGTTAGTCCAAAACGAATGCCCTTACCCTCAATTTTAAAATCTAAATCTGAATCATTAATATGTGGCAATTTAACGGATATGCCCATGCGCTTTGCCTCAATCAAATACTCTGTTCTACCATCTTTATCTTTTTCATTTTTAAGAAGGGCAAACATAAATTCAAGCGGATAGTAATACTTTAACCACGCCGTCCAATACGAGAGAGTAGAGTAAGCAACTGCGTGGCTCTTGTTAAACGAGTATCCCGCATGCTCTTCAAAGTCGTGCCAAAGGTCCAAGGCTTTATTAGGAGATATGTACTTACTCGCCCCAGCAACAAACCTATCTTGAAATATATTGAATTCTTTTGCATCTTTTTTCTTTCCAATAATCTTACGAACCTTGTCAGCCTCTGCCATTGTCATTCCACCAAGATAAACGCAAGCCTGCATAACCTGTTCCTGATAAAGAATACACCCATATGTGTCATTTGTAAATTCTTTCATAATTTGGTGAGTATAAGAAACATTCTGCTTACCATGCTTACGAGCAATATAATCCTTACCAATAGTGTTCATAGCGCCTGGACGAACTAGAGCATTTGATGCTGCCAACTCATTAAAATTCTTTACTCCCATTTTTACTAAAAGGTTTGTGTATGGAGTTGCTTCACACTGAAATACACCTTTTGTGTGTCCGTCTGAAAGCATTTCATATACCTTTGGATCTGCCATGTCAATAGATAAAAGGTCAATATCTTTATAATGATTTGTTTTAATCATATCAATACAGTCTTTAACTACACTTAAAGTTTTAAGACCTAATGCGTCAATTTTAATAAGACCAATTTTT